GCCGGCAGCCAGGCACAGGACGCGCGCATGGCGCGCGAGGGCGGCGAGGCGCTGCGCGCGGCCGTGAACGCCAGCGAGCAGGCCGCCAGCGAGGCGCGCGAGCAGTGGAGCCGCTATTTGACGGAGGCCATGCAGCGCGGCCTGGAGGCGGGCAAGGGCTTCATCCCGGCGTTTGCGGAGAGCCTGGCCAACACGGTGCAGGCCCGGCTGGCGGCCGCGATCAGCGAGGGGCTGATCGACTCGCTGCTGCGCGAGCTGGCCGGCGGTGCGGGCAGCTCTGGCGGGCTGGACGCGATCGGCGATGCGTTCATCAGCATTTTCGGCCTCGCGCAGGGCGGCGTCATGACCTCGGCCGGGCCGCTGCCGCTGGCGAAGTACGCGCGCGGCGGCGTGGCCAACCGGCCGCAGGTGGCCCTGTTCGGCGAGGGCAGCATGAACGAGGCCTTCGTGCCGCTGCCAGACGGCCGCTCGATCCCGGTGGACATGCGCGGCGGCGGCGTGACGGTGAACGTGATCAACAACGCCGGCGCGCAGGTGAGCACGCGCGAGCGCAACGACAACGGCGCGCTGACCGTGGACGTGATCGTGGACCAGGTCGAGCAGGCGATCGCCGGCAACGTGATGCGCGGCCGCGGTGCGCTGGGCGGTGCCATTGCCGGGCGCTTCGGGCTGCGCCAGCAGCCGCGCTAGGAGAGACGCATGACGTCGTTGCTGGACCAGGTGCCGGTGTATCTGCTGAACGACTGGAAGGCAAAGGCGGCCTTCGTGCGGCGCGCGGCGTGGGCGGCGCCCCTGGCGGCACCGTGGGCGATCGCGCGTGCGAAGCCGGTGACGCTCGCCGAGCTGCCGGCGTGGATGCAGCAGTGGGCGGCCGACAAGTACCGGCGTGAGCTGGGCGAGGTGCCGCCGCTGCGCCGGCTGCGGCCGAACCAGCGCTGGCTGGAGACTCAGGACGATCCGCTGCTACCGGCCGGGCTGTACGAGGCGAAGGTTCGCTGGCTGTACGAGCGGCTGGGCTGGGCGCCGGCGGCGTACTACTGGCTGGGCCTGCGCAACCGCGCCTACAGCGTGGCGCACCGCTTCCGCTTCTGGCACCGGGTCGAGCGCACCGAATACCGGGTGTTCGGCGACGGCAGCATGCAGCCGTTCGTCCCCGGCGAGTGGCTGTGCGTGGCGCTGGTCGACGGCGAGCCGCGCGCGTTCGAGTACAGCCGCACGTGGGACTACACGCGCAACGGCGATGGGCACCGGCGCGGCCCGGTCGAAGAGGCGCTCGCCATGCTGGTGAGCGCGGTTGGCCTGGCGGGCAAGCGCGGCGGCCAGTACCGCATGGGCTGGAAACTGCGCCCGCTGGCGCGCGCCGCCGCGGGCCTGGAGCCTTGGCCGGACCCGACCGCGCCGAGCGCCATCGGCCAGCTGCAGGTGCCGAGCTGGCGGCCGCTGCAGTCGCTCGAGGGCTGAGCAGTGGCGGCGTTCCCAACGGTGGCGCACCACGCCGACAGCTTCCGCGAGCTGCGCGGCAGCGCGCTGGCGCGGGTGGAGATGGAGGCTGGCCCGCCGAAGCAGGCGCTGAAGCAGTCGCGCGTGATGGTGACGCTGGCAATGAAGCTGGCGTTCTTCAGCAAGTCGGAGTTCACGAGCTTCGAGACGTTCTTCCGCGACACTGTAAAAAACGGTGCGGACTGGTTCGACTTCACCCACCCGCGCACGGGCACTACGGTGCAGGCGCGCTTCGTCGCGGGGATGGAGTGGGCGCCCCTGGAATACAAACGCGCCACGCTCGATTTGATCGACCTGCCGATCTTGCTCGAATACTGGAGCGCTTAGGGGCCCGCCGCCGTGCCGAACTACAGCACCGCGATGCAGGCGCACCTGCAGGGCGTGAACCGGGCCGACCCGGAGGTGATCCTGCTGGAGATCAGCCACGCGGACCTCGGCGCCCCAGTGCGCGTGTGCAACGACGCGCAGGACCTGACCCACAACGGCAACGTGTTCGTGGCGATGCCGTTTGCCTTCACCCTGCCGGACGACGCCGGCGAGCAGCCGCGCGCGCAGCTCGTGATGAGCAACCTGGGCCGCGAGCTGATGGCTGCGCTCGAAGACGCCGCCGGCGGCGTGGGCGCCACGCTGCGGGTGCGGGTGGTCCGCCGCAGCGTGCCGAACACGGCCGAGCTGGATTTCACGGTGGCGCTGCAGACGGTGACGGCGGATGCGGACACCATCACCGCCGAGCTCGGCTTCGACTTCATGCTGGACTGGCCGGCGATCGCCACGCGCTACGACCCGGTGAGCGCGCCGGGAATCTTCTGATGCACGCGCCGCAGGTGACGCAGGCCGACGTCGAGCGGTACGTGGGCATTCCCTACCGCGAAGGCGAGTACGACTGCGCCGACCTGGTGCAGCAGGTGCTGCGCGAGCTGCTGCACATCGAGATCGCGCTGCCGGCCGACCGCACGCGCTTTCGGCACCCCAGCTCGATGATCGGTGAGATCGTGCGCTGGCGGCCGCTGGTGGCGCGCCGGCGCTTCGACCGGAGCGAATGGCGCAGCGGCGACGGCGTGCTGCTGTGCGTGGGCGAAAGCAGCTACCCGACTCATGTGGGCCTGTTGTTCGACCTCGCCGGCGAATGGTGGGTGCTGCACAACGACCAGGCCTGTCGCGCCAGCGTGCTGACGCTGCTGCGGCGGATGCGCGAGATCGGCTTCAGTCTCGACGGGGTGTACGGCTGGAAGCCGCGGCCGCCGAGCGACGAGGCGCGCGCGGCACTGAAGGCTGCGGCATGAACGCGGTGACCCTGAGCGCTTGCCGCGCGCTGGTGCCGGTGACGCCGGCGGCGCTAGTCTCGGCCGCGCCGCAGGCGGTGGTGCAGCTGCAGCCGCTGGGAGGCAGGCCGCAGTTCGTGTTCGCGCTGCTGCAGCCGGCCGAGACGCTGGCCGAATACTTGGAGCGGGCCGGCATTGACCTGGCGGGCCGGCCGGCGCGCGTGGCTATCGGCGGGCGGCGCGTGCCGCGCGAGCTGTGGCACCTGACCCGGCCGCGGCACGGCGAGCTGATCGAGGTGCAGGCGGTGCTCCAGGGCGGCAGCGGCCGCAAGGTGGCGCGCAGCGTGCTGCAGCTGGCGCTGATCGCGGTGGCGGCATGGAACCCGCTCGGCTGGAGCAAGCTGGCGATGGGGGTGTTTCTGTTCGCCGGCGCGACGTCCATCAACGCGCTTCTGCCGCCGGTGCAGCCTCGGCTCGAGCAGTTTCGCGGCGACAGCCCGAGCCCGACCTATGCGCTCACAGGCGCGCAGAACCGCGCCCGCCCGTACGAGCCGATGCCGGTGGTTATGGGCCGGCACCGCTTCGTGCCGGACCTGGGCGCGGCGCAGTACACGGAGTTCGAGGGCGAAGATCAGTATCTGTACGCCATTTTCAACTTCGGGCTCGACACAGCGGCGTTCAACATCACCGACCTGAAGCTGGGCGACACGCCGCTGTCGAGCTTCAGCGACGTGACGACCCAATGGAGCGGCTACGACGGCAAGGTGACGATCGCGGCCGGCAACGTGGACACGCTGGCCGGCGGGGCGTTGACCTTCGAGGCGGGCTTCCTCGCGCGCACCGGCAGCGCGGACGCGGTGGCGCTGGCGATCGACATCGAAGGGCTTTTGTTCTGGACCGGCAACGAGGGCATCGAGCCACTGAGCGCCAACATCGAGGCCGAGTACCGCGCGGTGGGTGCCGGCAGCTGGCTGCCGTTCTTCGTGACCGGGTACACCTATGCCACCAGCTACTGGAGCGCGGGCTGGTTCGTGGGCAGCACATGGAACCAGTACGACTTCGACACCGATCTGTCAGCCGGCGCGCACACGGAGGGCGAGGTCTACGGGACGATTCCGCTCGGCGGTGACGCCGGCGGCACGCAGACCATCGTATGGAGCTATCGACCGGTGTCCGAGGGCCAGGCGGCAGGCCGCGGACTGCCCAACCTGGCGCAGCCGGCCAGCAACGCGACCACGCAGATCATCAGCAGCAGCACGACCAAGCCGCTGCGCAAGACCTACCGGCGCGACGTGGCGCCCGGCCAATACGAGGTGCGCGTGCGGCGCGCGAACGCGGAGGAGACCGACGCCCGCGCGACCAGTCAACTGCAATGGAGCGTGCTGCGCAGCTACCAGCGCGACACCGCTGACTACACGGGCCAGCGCCGGCTGGCGGTGCGCATCAAGGCCAGCGGCCAGCTCTCGGGCAGCCTGGACACGCTCAACGCCACCGCCGAGCGCGCCGCCTGGGTGTGGACCGGCAGCGTCTGGCAGCTCGAGCAGACCAGCAACCCGGCATGGTGGCTGCTGTTCTTGGCCAAGGGGCTGTTCCTTAGCGGGCGGCGCATCTTCGGCCTGGGGCTGGCCGACAGTCAGATCGACTACGACGCCATCAAGGCCTGGGGCGCGTGGTGCACTACCAAAAGCCTGCGCTTCAACGCGGTCTTGGACCAGACGCTGACGAACGGCCAGGTGCTGGACGCCATCTGCGCCGCCGGCTGGGCGGCCAAGACGTTCGAGGGCGGGAAGCTGGGCGTGGTGTGGGACGCCGACGGCCTGCCGGTCTCGGGCGTGGTGAACATGCACAACATCGTGGCCGGCTCGTTCCGTTTGCAGTACGTGACCGAGCCGCTGGCCGACGAGATCGTGTGCACGTTTCTGAACGCCGACAACGCTTGGGCGCAGGAAGAGGTGCGGGTGCCGGCGGCGGCGGCCACGCCGCGCCGCAGCCAGACGATCGAACTGTGGGGCGTGACCGATCGCGCCCAGGCAGGTCGCGCGGCGAACCTGCGCTACGCCGAGCAGCTGTACCGGCGCAAGGTGATCGAGTGGGAGATGGACGCTGAGGGCACCATCGCCCGCAAGGGCGACGTGCTGGCGCTCACGCACGACATGACTCAGTGGGGCTACGGCGGCCGGGTGCTGAGCCTGAGCGGCGCCACGGCCGGCTCCACGCTGGTGCTGGACCGCCGCGTGCCGGCGAATTTGACGGCGGCCAACGACGAGTGGATCGGGATCCGCGTGCCTGGCGAGAGCGGTTACCGCGTGCTGCGGGTGCAGTGCGTGCCGGCGGGCGCCGACAACGACAACGACACGCTGACGCTGGTCGACGCGTGGCCCGGCGGGGTGGACCTGCCAGGCGTTACGCGCCCGGCGATCGATTACCTGTGGGTGTACGACTTCAAGGCCACGCCCGGCTATCGGGTCAAGGTGGTTGAAAAGAAGCCGCTGCAGCGGGCCGACGGCACGCTGGGGGCGGTGCTGCGCGCAGTCCCGGACGTGGCGGAGTTCTACGACGCCGAGGACGGGACGTTCGGCGTAGTGGCGAGTGACAGTTTGCTGAACCTGAAGGCCGTGATCTCCGGCCTGGTGATCACGCAGGAAGACCGCCTGCAGGCTGATACGTTCTGGGTCGAGCTGACCGCCACCTGGAACGCCAATGCCAACTACGCCAGCGCGGAGGTGGTGGGCGCGCTGAACGGCGGGCCGGCGACCACGTTGGGCCGCGCGGACCCTGGCCGTCGGCGCTTTAGCTGGCGCGGCGAGCCGGGCGAACAGTGGACTATCACCGTGCGGCCGTTCAACGGCGGCGGCCAGACCGGCGACCTGGTGAGCGCTAGCATCACGGTGCTGAACACGCCGCCGCCGCCGCCGGACACCTTCACCGTGTTCCGCCAGCCGGACGGCACGCGCGAGTTCACCTGGGAATGGACGACCACCGCCAAGCCGGTGGACCTGCAGGGCTACGTGCTGCGCTACTCCGCCTTCACCACCGACACCTGGGACGATTTGCTGCCGCTGGTCACGGACGACGGCTTCTTCACTTCGAGTCCGCTGGAGACGAACCAGCTGCTCGCCGGCACCTACGTCTTCGAGGTGCGCAGCCGGGACACCAGCGGCCAGTTGAGCACGAGCGGGCGGCGCATCACTGCCACGCTGGACGACCCGCGCGTGGGCACGGTGCTCGATCAGTTCGACTGCCGGCCGCTGGGCTGGCCGGGCACGCTGACGGACTGC